CTCGCCCTAAGAGACCTACCATCATGGTAAGTCTTCCATTGCGATAACCGACAATAATTTAGCAGTAAAAACTATACTAAACTACGTAATTTACGAATAATCTTGGTTAAATAAAATAATGATCGTGCCGAAATATAAATGATTTGATTTCTTGATTAACTAATTATTAAATGATTCATTCCACTGCCGGTCAAGCAATGCGTAGTCATGAGTCAGTAACTTCCAATACGTGCTTGCCCTTGTATTGAGCTCCATGCGCTGCAATTGTCGTATAGCACGATTGATCTTCGCTACTGTGTTATTATAATACATCTCACCATGATGGTAGGCCTCCCTCTTAACTGTTTCTAAGTTTTGATACGTGGCGGCCACATCATCAGAACTTTTGCGGATCCAATTGATTTCTTCCATAATCGTCTGTTCATCTATCGGAGCCAAAATTCTGTTCCTGTTTTCAATATGCGGTGAAAACTTCCGCTTGAGGTAGGTCACTTCTTCCAGAGGTTCCAATTCAGGAACATCCCGCTCGCTCTTAGTTGCATCAGTGTAACCTATGTTGTGTCTCGCGAAGAAAGCCTGAACGGTCCTAAAATTGAACCATTTCTGGATTTTCTTCGACGGAGCCACAACATGGTCATCTCCATAAAACGCAAACTCAACTAAGTCTAGGATCTCATCAGCTGTCAACTCAATCTCCTCAAGCTCAGCTATCTCCAACATAGCAACTACAAGATACAAGAAATTGGCACCCGAATTGAAATCAGCCGTTACCACAACCCCAGATGGCAGCCCTTGACTCTTTAACATAAGAGTATTGCCTGCCAAAAGATAGGTATGTGACATTTCATCGACTAAAACCCTTCGAACTCGCGCATTCTCTTCTCCATCATCGTACAACTTATTAATAACATCTACTAGCCGTGCCAATGTTTCTGGGTCTAAACGCCCATCCCATGCTTTGTAATCTCCTGCAAAGACATCGCCACCGAACTTCTTCAATCGTCTGTATAGTGTAGTCCACGCCGTACCAGTCGGGTCAATCCCAACACTAGATGGTAAACTCGTGCAATTTTGATTCATCGCACACACATAGGCGCCGAAATACATCCGACAGACGATATTATAGTCCAATGGCATACAATCAAACGATCGCGTGCCTCCTGCCTGGATCTTCTTCAATGATCTTCGCTCGTCTTTCAAATTACTATACCCATAACCAAACATACGCTCTCCAGCCTTCGCCAATTCAATTCTTTTCTGAACTTTCTCTTCCAAGAGCTTTCCTTCGATCGTCCGCGCTATTTTGTATTCTAGTGGATCTTCTTGTATCTCCTCAAAGAGGAACCGTTTCCCTTTACTCCCAGGTGGCCTTTTCAACTTATAAGGCCTCCCGGGGCTTGTCAACATATTCAACCGCGCATAACCTGCAGCTGGTATACCATTAATTGCTTCATGCAAAGTTAACAATCTGTAATCTAAGCCTTTCGGTTTTACAGACGCCAACTTGTTATACACAACTTGCTCCGCTATGTCGAGGTGTCTTTTCGCAAACGGGATCATCGGTTCCTCAAATTTTTCAAGTGCTTTCTCCATAGGCGACACTTCACGCCTTTCCAATATTCTTGGATCTTTCCTGTCAATCACTGAAGGAAACGTCACTGGTGCTGAAATCATACCATGCAAGGGGGAGGGAATAATGTCTGTCTTATTAACAAATCTCTCTCCCTGCTTGGTCTGTCCCACCACCACTAAGTTTCCAGCCGGTATAACATTTATGAAGCTTGGGTCAGGGGCCTCAAATCCCTGTTTGCGCACCTCCTTCAATCCTGGAAATTTTACAAAATCTTCGATCTGGAAGTTGCACAATTTTGCCACTCTCTCGAGCTCCGCATCCAGCCACTCCTTGGTCAAAAAGGCACTAAAGCCCTCACTAACCTTCTCATCGCCAGCAACGTGCATCCCACATATCATTCCTTCCGTATTTGGATCTAAAACACTAAGGATGCCACCACAGTCTCCTGGTTGCGATGCAGTTCCATAACAGAACCCTCGCAAGAAAACTTTCTCACCATCGTCAAGTTTATAAAAAACTTGCTCCGTCATCTGGCGAACTAACACATCACTATTGAACATAACGACGGGTTCGCCCAGTTTCGATCTTACTCTGGCAAATTGTCCCACACAGCGCTGAATTCGGTGTAACCCTGCATCGCGCACAAAGTGGGCTCTAATATCACTAAAACTTGGTATCGTTCTGCTGAGCAGAACTAGACACAAGTCAGCCTGCAAACTCATGTTCCCAACTTGGCCAAGACGATGAACGTCATAACCAATCCTCACTTGATGAAATGATGAGCCCAGTTTGTGTTTTCTCACCTCGAGGGTATGCTCTCCGGTCAAGCCAGCAAATAAATGCCAAGGCGCCAGCAAGAGCTTCCCGACGATGCCGAGACCACACATAACCTGGCCGTTACATTTCAATTCAACACAATTCTTGGGAACAATCGTATCCTTGAGAACCGCTAAGCTCCCAGGATCCTCACAACCTTCCTTCTTTACTTCCCTGTCACCGCGACACTGCTTACACAAATTCACATAGGTGCTTGCAGTTCCGTAGTCCACTTTATGGACGTGAAAGAAGTAATCACCACACTCTTCGCATAAATGCGAATGAGGGTGCCTTCTCCCATCATCCGGAATATTCCTGTGATCTTTTCCTGTTGGGACAACTTGTTCACCTTCCACTTCCATGTCGATGAATCCTAAGCCATCCTCCCTTTTGACTTCGCGTATTCCCTCTCGAACAATTTTGGCCTGCTTAAGCCGCATAGTTCTCGAATCGCCGCTAACTCCAGCACCGCTTTCACGGACTATCCTAGCGTTACGAAGTCGCATTGTTCGTTGGTCCCCACTGGGACCTCCACCACTCTCAGCCACCTTGTACAGTTTCCCGTCTTGGTGTCTGTGGGTGTATCCTTGTCCTCTCCAATATTCTTCATCAGGGGGGCGCCCTACGGCCAATCTGCAAGCTTCTTTCTCTGCTGCGCTAGGCCACACGTTAGGAACAAACATTTTATATAAACGATACATACCAAACACGGCTGCACATATGCCCAAAACTTGAGCAAAACGTATCAGCCGTGGGTAATATTGCTCAAATATCCTGTTCAGTTTCTCGCGCGTGGTCTCATCACAAATAGCTAATTCTTGCTGCATCATGGCCCCAAGGTCTTCTTCAAATCCTTCATCGGCGGCAATCTGTTCTGAATCGTCGGCTTGGAGGGGTTCGTCCTCAGGGACTAAACCTTGCTTATGAACTTCCTTCACACTTTTCGGTGGTTCATAGCGCATCTTGCTGGACCAGTATTTCCACACAAACTTGTAGTATGCCATGGAAAGACCAGACCTTGCTCGCACGCCATCAGATGCTTTCGCATATAAGCTCTTCGCCAGGTCGCTTCCCAGGGATTATCCTCCCTCTTCGCTTCTGCCTCAGTACGATCAATAATACCATAGTCTATTCCTAGAACCACGGCATATCGATCCTCTTCCGTCAACTCCGACCACTTAGGTAGTGCCATAAATGGCACTGGAAGTGGTCTAGGCACTCTACTTTCATCCCACCACATTCGACTCAACGCCATAGATGGTTCCCCATCGACCAATTCTTTATGATCAATCTGGAACCACATATGGTGTGGAATCTCAAACTTTCTGTGGGTACACAAATTACTCCTCGTCACTTTGACACAACTCAAAGGGACGTGAGTAAACCTCGCATCATCAACACTCAACGTATGACACATAAAGTGTCCGCACTTAACACAAAACTCACTCTTGAAATCCATCCAATCACCGTCACAATCTCTCTGACGGCGCACTCGATGGATCCCACGAGTGTGCACATTACCAGCTACAGACCACGTTTGATAGTGGTCTAGCTGCGTGTTATAATTCCATGGGGTTGCTTCATACTTCTCCAACAGTTCTAGATCTATTTTGTCCCAGAATTGTCTATATCCCTCGAACTCACTCATATAAATGGGCGAGTCCCGAAGGAAAAACTCGTCTGGGTCAAATTGATCATCGTCAAACCTTAATTGTCGGAGGAGCCTTTCGTCATTCCTTTGAACAATTTCCAAGCTTCGAATCCATTGCTGCATTCTCCGCTTGTACAGGTCATTTCCTTGTTTGAGCACTTCTCGCAAAACCTCGCTATCTTCATCAGTCAGCATGCTACCGAAAGGCACCCGTTCTCTATCGTTTTTGGCAAACGTATTCATCTCTGGCACAATATATGCCATCAACTCAACGTATGTCAATCCTGCTCTAAGTACCCGGCACTGAGCCACATTCTGCGGACAGCTCTCCACGACGTCAAATAAATAACGCCGGGAATCACTGAGCTTCATGTTCTCACAGCCGGGTTGGGTCTTAACCTCCACTAGTACATTACGACGCCGCCAAATTGCCTGGGCGGACGCCACTTCAGTGGGAGTCGGGAATTTCGTGTTTGTCGTTGATATCACTAGACGGGAGGTGAATAACCTTCCCTTATCTTCATTCCTTGACATGACTGGCCTCCAGGCTATACCGGAGATCATAAATATCATTTCAAGGAATTCCGACTGAGAAGGTGCTTCACCTCTGGTCTGAGCAAAATCATCAACAATCACTACAGGTTGCTGCACATAGCCACTCCAATACCTATCAGACGCATTACGCGTATAAGGCACGATAGTGGCATCTATTCCTAATTCACACCAATCTGGATTCACCAGATCCGTGGCTAAGAATCCTGCTACATTTGATTTTCCGCATCCTGGTTCTCCTACAAGAGAAATATGGAAGGGAGTCGGTCTAATCGCTAATGACGCGTTATCCACTTCAAACTCAGTAGCAAAATCATTAATCTTCTTACGCGCCAACTCTATTATTCTCATCACATTAGGCGTTGGACACAACTTCTTCCGAAGTATGGCCAAGCCAATCGCACTACTAACTCTTGTAAGACGCAAAACCTCATCCGCAGTGTTGATATCAGTCAACACTTGGAGACGATTTGCTCTCATAGTAATCTCATCCACAGATGTGACAAAAGCTTCAACATCAATTCCTATCTCAATGAACTGTCTTCGAACATTCGAAGTCAAATCCATATAAGGACAGTAACGAGCCAGAGCTTCAGACATCTGTTCCATTGTAAATTGCACAAATTCATAGGCGGTTTTAACTCCGCCCTTAATTTTCGATAAATTGCTTCCATACTGTGCAAACTTATTCATACTCAACATAGCTTCTCTGCTTGCAGATACGTGCTTACCATAAAGCACGCATGCAAGCAGGGAAGCGACACCAGCACCAAGAGGGGCAATAGAATGCCAAGAAAGATCTGGGACATCAAAGTCATAATCTCCCTGGCTTTCCACCTCTCTTACTGATGGTATCTCCCTATTACTCACTTTCAACGGGATATGCAATATTTCTAAACCGCGTTTTATAACTGGCCATATGTGGTCTAACACAAAATTAATTGGATCGAGTCCAATTACTATGTAATCCCACACGAACTCTACAACGACTAAAATCACCCCAAACAAGGAGTGGTCGTTAGCGAGCCGTAGGCCAGTAAACGCTAATTTGCTGTATACGGTCTTGCCATGTTCTCCAAATAGTGTAGAGATTCGATCTAAAATCGAATCCACCCTGGAGGACATGCAATTCACTTGTTGTTGCACCGTAACTGCCGCATTCGTCACCTGTTCGACTGCATTCACTGCTGACATCCTCTCGAATGTATCAGCAACTGCATTAGTCGAACGTGTGACACCTGCGAAAGCCGATGTAATCGTTCTTAACATTTGAGGTTGAACCTCTCGTGTTGGTCTTTTCCTTGGTTTGTTCTTAATCTTGTCCAATTCCTTATCAACGTGTCGCTGGAAGGCAGCTACCTCCTGACGGAGATCTCTACCACGCTTCACTTCCTTTTTATCCTTTTTTGTGGAAGAAAACTGAATCTTCTTCTCACTGGTCAACTCGGGTTTACGGGGTTTACTGCATGCCATATTTCACATTGAAGATAATACTAAAGATTTTCCGGAGTTTGAGTTTCACTAAACTTGCAAGAACACTGCGTTACCGTGTTCAAATACAAGCGGGTTCGTGAGGGACTGAGGGACGTCCGTTGAAATCACCTTTCGCTTCGGTCATTAATCAATTGAGAGAATATTTAGAAATTCAGCAACGTCTTTCGAAATGCCTTCATAATACTACTCTCTCTTCCATTGGGTAGGATGCGACGTGCCAGGTCACAAACTTCTTATAGGTTGACATTGATTATGTTAGGTTTAACATACTCATATGTAATCGGGGGGGCCGTGGGGTATCCGAATCGTATATCATCTCCACCTCTAACCAAAACCTCATACTTAATAGAATTAGAGATCGCCGGCGCCGTGAACGTAATGTTCACAACACCAGTAGCAAATGCTTCATACCTAAAATGTGTCTTAGTCCAATCTGTCTCAACTAAAGATTGATTGAAAATACTCGTATAAGGAGCATTAACTGTCAATGCGCACTGTTGTGAGAGATTAGTCATAGCCGTCGGATTATGAGTAAATTTCTTTATATAATTCTGCTCTAATGCCCAATTATTACCTTGCGTTTGATCTGCCATCGTTATCGTACTATTGTTAACTGATTTAGAAATATACATCTTAAACGGGCTAGTCCTACTAGTATCTGGCACAACAGTATAAACTATCGAACCAGACCACACTGCATACATTCGCGCTATTGCTAACAACCAAATCTGCCCTGTTGAAATATCACTCTGATTTGGAAGTCCAGGGGGGACAAATCCTGGCCCCCATTGCCATCCTTGACGAAGCCAATTGGGACCAATTGAAACGGGTATGGTTCTAGTCTTAATGAAATCTGCTGCAATATTAGCATTACTTATTCCTTGAGTCTTGAGATTGGTCGGGGGCGTAATGGGAGTGTCTATCAATTCAACCATGTATGTCATTCTCTTCGCCAATGCGCGTGCATCACGCACTTGTTGTCCTAATGAAACTACTGAGGGGGTATAGCTTGATCCTTTTGTCAAAACTGGACCGGATGAATCACTCTTCCTTTCTTCTTCCATAAAATCTCCTTGCACCTGAACCTCACGTGTTTCTACCTGTAATGATGGTCCTCCAAATGTCTGTAATGAACAATATGACCGATTGGACAATGAGGGGTACTCTAAAAAGAAATCATCTCCTGCTGCCGCATAAATATTAAAAGCTACTGAAGGGGCTACATTATTCGGTGCTACTAATGGATTCGTGACATAAATATATATATTGCCTAAAGTAAATCTCTCATCATAAATAAAATCTGTTGTTGGTGTTCCCCCAATCAATGGGGTATACGGAATAACTATCTTTCTAGGTGTGGATGACTGAAACGGAACGACAAATTCAAACTCTTTCTTCTCTTTAAGATCCATTAATTCTAGTGGGGCTTGCATTGCTGCACTCATAGGTGGTACCGGAGTAACTGAAAATGTTTGGAAAGTCTCATTTGGAACAAAAACTGCTGCCACACGTCCTGTTTGAAAATCCGAACTAATAAACTGTACTTTATATTTAATACTACCGCCCCAATACGAATATAGGGATGAAACATATGAAAGCCATGTATTCTGCACCTGATAAGTTCCAATGTCTGTTGATCCAACATCTGCAGAAGCCCAATGTGATTGCTTGATCGGGACATAACGAGGCATCACCGGTATGATTGCAATACACTCTCCTGCCGGATCTGTAGTGGTCCATGGTTGATTAACTGCTATTGCTGAATATCGTGAAGCTAACTTTTTCATATCTAATTCGTCTGATTGCGCTGAGGTGTAAGCCTCATGACCAACATAATTTGTGACTGGGGTTGCACCTAAGTTAATTGCTCTAGAGATACCTTCATTGTGTCCTAACGGTTCTACGGGATAAATACTACAATCTGCTGATGCTACTGTTGGTGAATGGGGTTTATCTAAATTAAATGCTCCTAAAATACCACCAACTCCTTTCGTGAGAAAATCGCCCGCACTCTTAGCTGCTGCTCCCCAATTGCCTGAAATAAAATTCCAAACAGCTGAGTAACCACTAACTGCTGCATTCGCTGCTCCTTCTGCTACTTGTCCAATCACTGATCCTTCTTTACTACCTTGAGACGTAACCTCTCTAACACCAAAATAACTATCATCATCTGCGCTATCTGGTCCTAGGTATGTTCCTGATGCCTCTACTCCCGGAATCAAGGCCGGATGTGGAAAAATAGGAACATGCAGGGCAATATCTCTACAACCTAAAAACACTTGAACTCCAACTGATGGTGACGTTCCTGTGGCTGCCAGTAATGGATTAAAAACTGAAACCCTAGCTACTCCCATTAAATCTACTAAATCGGATGAATTCGTTGTCAAAATAGCCTGTACATGTTCCCACGGTATCTCCAATTCTGCCTCGTTCGATTTAGAGGCATCCAAAGAGACATGCGGTAAACAAGTCATAGCTGTTGGTGTTAACTGTTTAATTGATACACTATCTAAAATTGCTGGATCGTCTAAAGTCATATGTTGTCTAAATGGATCATAGGTACACATTAATAAGCCTTGATGAAATCGGGTTGAATTTAACTTAAACTTCAAATAAACTGTCGGTTGGAAATATGTATAAATACCTAACAATGCTTTATGAAATGAATCTATGGATGCAAACACTCCTGGGATTTGATATTCGTTCTTAGTTGTATTAATAGCATCGGTCTCTGCCCAAGTAAATGAATCAATTAAAACGGGATTTTTCAAAATATCTATTGCTGAATATGGGTTCTCATGTGTAACTGAAGCTATCTGTCTCGATAAGTGATTGCTTCCCATACCAATACGGGAATCATCTATTAATCCGGAACGTTCTGCTGCTGATACGAAATGTTGATCTTCTACAATATTAACTTGTTGTTCTGTTGTTGTTTCTGTAATCAATTATAAGATCGGGAATCTGATTAAAATTTACCGAAATTGATAAATGCCTATTATTTGAATTGCGCGCTCTACGTAAATACGCATCGCAATATAATACAATTAAAATTCCTATAGATGGCGGATAAAATAATTTATCGATATACAATCCTTATAACCTCACTGAGAAATTCCAAAGGTTCGATTTTAACACAGTTTCGAAACTGTTGTAATTTAGGAAATTACTAACCTCTTTCCAAATAAATATTGACTAGGGATGGAAAAACGTAAACTAGGTCTACATTACCACCATTGATACTTCCCTAAAAGAAAGCACCAACTACAAATAACTATCCAGAATGGAGTATTCGATCTATTAGTCACTAAGTAAATAAATAAACAACCTAATAATAAGGGTCAAAATTCCAATACCAATATAACTCTCGGCCAAAGCTAGAGGGTCTTAATTAGACGAACATGTAACGAACATGTATTGGCTTATGGATTGAAAACGCATGCATTTAAT